TCACCATCAATAAAAGCAATTTTTATATCTTTTGCTGATTTGCTTAAATACTTATCTTCAATAAGTTTGGCCAATTGTTCCGGAAGGAATGTGATTGTGTTGGTAGTTTTTACATACTCCAACAACTCTTGCATTGCAGTTTTTTTCATGATTAAATATTTTGTAAAAAAGCCGTGATTAAAAATGCGGTGATTAAAATAATGACCGCTTGAAAGTTGTGGTTTTGTTGTTTATTCATTTTGATTTTGTTTAGAAACCAAAGCTATGTTATTTTAATTTAATAAAAAAATATTTTTAATATATTTTTTTAAAGTGCCTTAAAGTAAAGTCTTTTTTGGCTTGGACCATGTTAAAAATACGCTCCTCAATGCCTCCAACGGTGAATATCCAAAACACTTTTGAGGCTATTGTCCGGTCCTTTGTCTGCATCCTTGCCCTTGATTGCCAATAGCTTACCGCTGAAAAGTCTATATTATACATGACAAGCGCATCGGCCGTGCTTAAATTTATCCCCTCCCTTCCGCTTTGCACCTGGCTTATGAATACCGCATCGCCTCCGGCCTTATTGAACTCTTGCGGATCATCAAAGCTATTTTTAAAAGTTGCCTTTAAAAGCAACCCCTCGGCTATGTACTTATAAAAGATGGCTATCTTTTGATCCTTAAACCTTTCCTTAATAAAGTTGGCTTTTGTGTCATCAAAGATGATTGCATTGCCATCATCCTTTTTAACCGTTCCGCTACAAATTTGGTGTATCTTCTGCATTTCTTTAACCGCAGTATCGGCAACGACTATCTCGCCATCTTTTGTCCTAAATAATTTGTCCTTGGTAATCTTATCAATGGCCCATTTGACCTTATCACTCATTGGCACATATAAGATGGCCTCTTGCACCAAAGATTCAAATCCGGCCTCCTGTTGAGTATATGTCAAAAACAAATGGTTTATCTCACATTCAATTAACTCCGTTTTGACATGTGAGTAATCAGCAAGCTCACGATTGAAAACAAATTTTTTCTTTGGGATGCCATAATGCTTATGCCAGGAATAAAAGTTTTTATGATCTGCAAATGGAGACTTATCCGATACCCAAAATTGATGAAATATTTGAGCAAAGCTTTCCGGTGTTGGTGTGCCACTTAAATAAATTACCGGCTTACCTTTGCATAATTCCTTTAATGCTTTTGTCCTTTCACTTGGTATTGGGTATTGGCCCAATGAATGAGCTTCATCAATAATAATAAGATCATAAATATTTTGACATTTATGTACGCTTTCAAAATTAATGATATCTAATTTATATACATAACCGGACAATTTAAAATCATCCTCAATGCTTGAGATGGCTTTTTTCTTTGTGACAAATAAGACATGCTCAACACTTAATTTGTTCGCTAATAGTAAACTTGTTAATGTTTTGCCGGTCCTTACTTGCATCGCAAGATATACCAAACCAAATTCATTAATAACCTCAAGGCCCCTATTGGCTATGTCGATTTGATAATCTCGCAACTCCATATTTAAGTAAATTAATTTGTACCATCCTGTAATGGTGTATCGTTCGTATCATCAATACGGCGATAACCCTCTTGCCAAAGAATCTTTGTGTATGCAACGGATTTTTTAATGACAGTCTCCTCCGAATCTTTGGCATCCAATAGGTGTCCGAGTTCATGGAGCAAAATTTCCAAGTGCTTTTTTCCGCGCAAACGCGGATCCAAATAAATAATCCCATCGCTCTCCGCAATGCCATGAGCTTGTTCCCTTCCTAATTTTTTATAAATTATCTTTATTTTCACTTCGAGTCTTAATGATTTTCTTTAAATAAATAGCTAAATCCAATGCCTCCTCATATGCATGTTGTAACCATTGCTCTTCGCTTAAATCCTTTCTATCCATTGTGGTGCCATATTCCGCTCGGCCCTTCTCCTCTCTAAATAAAATGTCATCAATGATTGTGTATAAAAGTTTACTCATTATTTATCCGTTTTGTTGTGGTGCTTGCCACATGTTCTACATCTAAAAATTAATTTAACAACCCCGCTCGCAAGGACTCTTCGGTCCTTAATTGATAAGTCATCGCTGCCACACTCCGGGCAACTGCCTTTGTGGTGGCCAAATATTACTCCGTAATGCGTTTTGACTGCGATATGGTTTGATAGTTTCTTATGTACCTTCTCAAGTAATACAACATCCATCTTGCAATACTTAACCATCTTATCCATTGCGACTTGATCCTTTTTTAAAACGATGCTTCTCCATAAGTCAAAATCCGTTTTAATCTTTGATCCTATGCCCAGGTACCCCGCAATATAATTAAGCTTATTGCTATTGAATTTGAATTTTGACCTTGATACTTTTAAGGTGTCAATGGTTTGGTAGGTTGGGAACATATCAATCCCATAAAATAAACATCTTGTCCTCACCCATGCCAAATCAAACTTATCACCATTATGACCAACCAACTCATCCGCTTCATTTACAATCTTTATAAAATCTTGAAGCATCTTTTTATCACTTTGCTTTGCATCCCAAGTAAGCGCGTGCGTCTCTTTATCATCCTCCCACTTATAACAAATGCAAATAATGGCTCGCTCGGTGATAATATTCTGCGGACCAATGTTTAACTTAAACCCGCTTTGCCAAAAAAAACCAATGTTAGGACTTGTCTCAATATCAAAATACAATCTCTTCCGTTTGGTTCTCGTTATCATAATGCGGGTTTAAGTGTAAAACTACTATTTTTTATGTGATAATTGATAACTAAATTCTCGAGGCTTATCATTCTCATGCTCCGCGTTCCATAACTGTTGGACCGCTTTGAACAATGACCAATCATCCGATGTCTCATCTTTGGTCACCATTTGCCATCCTGGGCCTTGGATGACTCCATTCTTACCATAGGTCCTTGTCTTGGCATTAAGCCATAAGATAGCCACACCATCAATGTCCGGCATATTATCCGATGTCCTTACCGAGTGATCATATAATTCGCGGTAAGCTGCCAATTGGAGCCAATAACTATTATATATGCCGTTGCTTGTTTTGATATCTAAAACATATGTTTTGCCATCAATGGTACAAATACGATCAAGTGTACCGGCAAACTTTAAATGACTACTTACAAAGGTTTGCTCAATCATTGCATGTACAGGCTTATGGTTGACACTAAATTCAACATAACGCTCAAACATATTCCACTCCTCAAGCGAATACTTTGGTCGGTTGTTATCATCCAATAATTTACACTCCATACCGTGATCGTAATCCTCGGTCAATTGGTGTACTGTTGAGCCACGGCGCCCGGCGTTATCTCTTATCTCATCTGCCTTTGAGCCAACCTCCTTCATCCATTGGATAAGGGCAAATGGCTTTGGATAAGCTTCAAGTAAAGTGGTGGCACTTGGGAAATAATTCCCATCTTCATCGTGGTAAAATCTACCATCGACAAAAGTTAATTGATTGGTTTTGGTTTTTACTAGCATGTGTATTCTTTTATGGTTTCGGTAATTACTTTGTCTCCGTTGTTGGCAATGACTGCGGTTGCAATTTGCTCAATCTCTTCAAGGGTTTCGGCCCCTGTAATAAACTTGTTATCGACATATAAGAAATATCTCTCAAAATTGTCGATGATGTTAATCTCTTTGGTAATTTTAATTTTCGGCATGTTTTTAATTTTAAATTATAAAAAGTGCCTTTTTGTACGGAAGGCTAACCGCTAACCAAAACCAACTAAAAAGGTGACTCCTCATCCAATACCAAATCATTATCATTATGCTTTGCAAAAATCTTTAAAGCAGTTTGCTCAAGGAACTCCATCATTGCAGAATCATCCCATTGCTCTTTACCTTTAACTTTAATCTTCTCCATTTGTGGTAAGCCATTAGGCGCATCCTTTGTGTAAGCCGGTGCAATCTTTGTATCATCTTGATACATTGTTATGCCGGTAACTGTTTTGCTTACATCGTTTTTGTCCTTCATTGCCCAAGGCATAAATCTTAAAGATTCGTCAACGTAAATGTTTG